TTCGGTCCCGCGTGACAGCCCATCCCACACGGCTACAAGCGCGTCCGCGTATTCCGCCATTTCGGCATTGCGTCGCCGGCCCGCAAGGCGCCTGCCCCAGCGATCCCAATCGGCCGGGAACCGCGCCACGGGAATCCCTCGCGCTTCGGCCCACGCTTCGCCCAGCCGGTCAACGCCCCGGGCCGTGCCGCTAACAATCATGGTCGGCACGATGCCGCGCGCCGCCGCGCGCTCCATCGCTTGCGCAACTTCCGCCGCGTCCGTCAGGTCGCGCGATCCCGCAATGATGACTTTCACGAGGGCGCGCCTATTCGATCATGCCCCGCTGTTTTAAATCCGCTTCGACGCCATCGGCAACCTTGCGCAACGTCGCCGGGATATCGATCAGGAATCCGGGCGGCGCTTGCACGCTAAAGCCGCCGCCGCTTTCACCGTCGAACACGATCAGCAACGCGGCCGATGCGCCGCACGCCTGCCGCGCGAGGGTCAACGCTTCGCCATACTTCCCGGGGCCGAATGGCATGGCGCTATTCCTTCCGCGCCGCGCCTAGCACGGCATTGATACTGTCGAGTTCCCGGCCCGGCCCATAGTCGCCGCTCCATACCCATTCCAGATCACGAAGCGCGGCCGACACGGCGAACAAATGCTGTGCGAACGCGACGTGTTCCGGGCGGGTCGCGCGGTTCAATACTTCGCCGGCCGCTTCGTGCACGGTTTGATAAACATAGTTCAACGCGCCGCCGCTCATGATCCGCCCCACGAATTCCGCTTTAGCCTTTCCTCCACGCGCCGCACGACTTCATCTTCATCCATTTGTAAATCGTAGGCGCTAACGCTCATTTCGTTAGGCGGGCCGCACAGGTAATCGATTCGCGAGAGGGCCGCCGACATGCCATCGATAACGCACACGAGGCACATGGGGCGCGTGCCCCCGCGCGGTTGATGCTTCGCGCACAGCGGCGCCGTCGCGCGGTACGCGGCAAACTCGCGCGCGAGTCGTGCGGCTTCGTCCTCGGGCAATCGTCCGTCGCCCGCGTCGAACGCCGCGAGTTCCGAACGTAGGGCATTCAACAGGTCTGGATAATCGCCATTGGGAAATAGCCGCTCCATGCGTGCGAGGGCGGCGCGCGCCTCTTCCACAAGCCCGCCGGGTTCGCTCGGGCGCGGCTCGTGTGCGACGGTCGAGCTACGCAATAGCGCCTTGCGCATGATCCAGCCCGGCGGCGGTTCCGCGCTCGGCGGCGGCGGAACAGGATCGCCCCGGGCGGGCGCGCCGGCCGTGCGCTGTTCAATGATTGGCGGAACGGGATCGGCCGCCGCCGGCAACGTGTCCGCGAGCCGTTGCGCGATGGAGTCGAACGCCGGCAAGTCCGGTCCCTTTACCACGTCGAGCGCCCCGCATGCCCATTCCTGCATCTGCCGGGCGGCGGCTTTCCAGCCCGCGCAATAGGGCCCGTCCGGGTCATACGCCGCGATGTTTTCGAGGGCGCGGCGGTATTCGCAGGATGTATGCCCGTGATCGTCGGCTAGCGGCTTTTCGCATTGCGTCGCCGCGAGCCGCGCGCATTCCGCTTGCAAGTCCCCGGCCGGCGCCTCGGGCACGGGTCGATAAAAGCAAAACTCTACATGCGCAGACTTATCCGGCGCCGCGCGGATCGCGATCCCGTCGAGGATTAAAACGTCGAATTCGTAATCGGGTTCGTGAACGCCCGCCGCTTTCATTTCGCGCACAATCTCCGCGAACGCCGCCGGGCTAATTCGAAGTTCCGTGTATGTCATTTCCTCGCCCCTCGATAGTGCGCCGCAATTCATGAAAGCCCCGCGCGATATACCACGCGCCCGCGACGGACACTCCCGCGCTTACCGCGCAAAGGATCGCGGAAAACACGAACCCGGCATGCATGAAGCAAACGGCCGTGAAGCCGTAGCACACGGCCGCCCAAAGGTTCGAGCGCCACGCGCGCCGCGATGCCCGCGCGTAGTCCTGCCAGAGCGCGTCGGCTTTCACCGCCGCCCGCCCATCGCTGCCAAGTGCGCGCGGAACCGCCGACTCATGAGCCACCGCGCCGGCATGAAATACAACCACGTATCAAAGCGCACCACGAGCCGCAGCCGCTTCATTGCTTCTGGCGCCCTGCGGCTTCGATCCGCTCGGCAACCTGCCGGAAGAGCGCGGCTAAGTCCGTTTGGTTTGCGCTGTTGCAAACAAAGCTGCATTCCCCATCGGCCACGCCGAGCGGGTACACCAAAAGAACGAAGCCGACTTTGCGCGCGGCCGGGTTTAGTATTTCGTCCAAGGCTATCCCAACGTCAACCACGCGCTCCCGAAGTTCGGTCATTGCGCACGCCCCGGCGCGATTTCCGGTTGCCCCTCGAATCGCGCAATCATTTCGCGGAACAGGCAAACCACGTCGCGCCGGTCCGCACCGTTGGAAATGAAGTTGCAGCGCCCCTCCGCATTCCCGAAAGGGAACACGAGTAAAACGAATCCCGTTGCGCGCCCGGGCCCGTGCACGCCATCGTTTAGGAATTCATCTAGCGCCCGCGCCATCGCTTTCATTTTCTCGGCGTAGCGTTCCTCCAACGGGCCATCGCCCAATGTTTCCGGCATGGTGTTTCCTTTCATATCCACGTTTCCACGATGCACGGCACGTCGCCGGCAGAACGCGGGATGCGATGCAGGAATGGCGGTAGGAGCGCGCGCAACACGTCGAGCGAATTTGACACGAGCACATCGCTTGTTGGCTTGTCGAGTTCAAAGCGCCGCGCGACATACAGCCCCGGGTAATCTTCGGGCGAGTCATACACGGTCCAGAGCGAAAACGCGCGCTCGGGTCCGTTCGCGGTAAAGCCGTCATCCTCGGCGGCCGTGGCGCGCGTCACGAATTCCTGCGAAAGATTGAACGGGCGGCGCGTTGTCACGGCAACGCCTTCAACGCCTTCGCGATCATGTCGGCGCACGCGAGCGCGGCCCTTGAATCCTTCGTGATGCCCAGCACCACGGACACATGGGACGGCGCGTAAGCCATGATCGCAAACGCGGGCGCACGTTCCACCGGCACTAGCGCGCAGTCCTCGGGGTCGTAGCCTTCGACGGTCACGAAGCATTGGCCCGGGATGTGTTGCACGAGGATTGAATTCATGGAGTCGGCGCCCGGGTTATTCGGGGGCGCCTTCGTGCACGGCGCCGCGAGCCGGCCCCATGAACCGATTTCGTCGGTCGCTCCACACAGGATGCAAATTTCATCATAGGTAGATGCGTCCATGGATATGCGGGTCACGTGCGAGGGATGGCGAACGCTCATGGTGTTGACTCCTGCGGCGGGAAAAATTCGCGAATGTCCCCGAAATCGTCGGACATGAACATAGCCGCCACGGCCGCTAGCACCGCCCCGAAATTCAAGAGCGGCACGGTTAGCCCGACCGAGCCCGGCGGGATAATGCGGCAATTGTCCTCGGTATCGTTTAGCGAATGATGCAGCCGGCACGCAATCGGCCGCACCGGGTAGACGCTGCATCGCCCCTCTACTAGGAACGTGCACGCAACGCCCGTGTAGCGTGCGCGTAGCTCTTCCGCGAGCCCATCGCACGCCACGCCAGCGCGGCCCAGCGCGCGCGGCTCGCGCCCCACGTAGCGCCCGATCATGCGCGCCTCATAGCCTGAAACGTTCGTTGCCATGTGGCAGCAATGCGAACATCCGTTCGCGCATGGGGTGTGCGGGGTCACGGCACGCGACAGCCCCTCCGCGACTTCGACCAAGGCTTCCGCGCGCGTGTGACTCGTGCTGATTGTCGCCGTGCCGGCCGCGAGAGAAACCGCCGCGTTGATTAGCGCGTTGATGCGCGGGCCCTCGGCCGCCATGATGGCGTGCCCTCGCGCTTTCGCCGCGTCCGTTAGCCCGGGCTTCGCGCACTCGGCGCAGTATGAGCCCATCATTTCCTGCGGGGTTCGCCAAAGCTTGCACGCGCCGCACTGGACTTGTTGAATCCCCGCCGCGCGTTGCACGCCTGCCCATTCGTGCCATTGCCGATAGCCCTCGGGCGGCGGGTCGCCGGGCTTGAACGTGGAACGTTCCAGCGTGCGCACCGCATGGTGCCGGCGGCGCTTCATGCTTTGCCCCCGCTCGACACTTCGAAAATAAACGCCCGAAGTTCCTCGGTCCACGCCGTTAGCTGCGCCTCCGCGCTCGCTTCGTCCATGTCGGCGCATTCGCTGAACACGTCAATACTCACGGCGCACCCGGAATAAAAAACCCGCCGTAAATGCTCGCTAACTCTCGGCGGCGCATCATCAAATCCGATTGCGCTACGAAGCCGCGCCCATTCGTCCGCTACTGTGCGTAGGGTCATGCTTGCCCCTCGGGCGCTTGCACGTGAAGCCGCGCGAAGGATTCGATTTCATACCACCATTTTTCAATCTGCGCCGTCGCCGCCGCCGTGTCCATGTCGCGCGTGGTGCCCAGCAAATGAAACGTGATCGCGGCGCCCGCGTAGAACGCCCGGCGCATTTCGAGGCGTTGTTTCGTGCCGGCTGTTGGCGGGATAACCATCCGTTCCAGCCGCTCCCATTCTTTCTCTATCGTTGACGTGTCGGGCATGTCATTTCCCCCGGCATGGGATTTGTATGGAGCGCGGATCATCGGGGCGCCCGGCCGTGGTCGCCAGCACCACGGCGCCGCATTGGTCGCAGTCGATTCGATACCACCCGCAACGGCGCGCCGGGTAGGGTAGCGCCGTGGTGCAGTGCACGCCCTCCGTGCACAGGTCTATCCCCTCGGGGTAGCGCGGGTCCGGGGCGCATTGGGGCTCGCGCCCGCCATCAATCCATTTCACATCCAGCGCCATAGGGTTCCCTCCGGGTTATCGGGAAATCATAACCCAAAAGCAAGCCCGGCTTAACCCAAAAAAAAGCCCGCCGGGTGAGGGCGGGCCGGGCGGCTCATGCCGTGCGTTTTCGCCCCTCGATATCGGAGCCGTGAGCCCGGGCGGCTTCGAAGGCTTCGGCCCACGTGTCGCCCTGTCCTGCCACGTGGAAAAAAGAAACTCCCGCAACGCCCGCCACGTATCCCACGGAATAGCGATGCCCCAACGCCCAAGTTAATTGGGCATTGATTTCCTTTCGCAGCCGGCGCCATTCGTCCGTATCGCGCGCCGCCGCCGCGAACGCCTCGCGCAGTCGTTTGAGTTCTACCGTCGCCGCCTTGCGCTTCTCTTCGCTCGTGGGCTTGCCTTCATCACGCACCGCCGCGCGCTTGCCCCATAGCCGCGCCGCTTCCGCCATCGCCTGTTTTCGATTCATGGTCTAGTCCCTAAGTAATGAGCCCCGGCGAACCGGGGCCCTCATCATCAAACCGTGACGTTCACGGTTGCAACCGGGGTTAGCCGTTCGTTCGTGTCCCGCGACTTAACCTGCCCGGGTGCATCCGCATACCATCCGCTATGGTCTTTCATGTCGAACACCACGACGCGGAACGGCTGTTTCTTTTCAAACTTGAACAGCGCGCTCCAATCCGATTTCGCCAGCTTCGCGGCGCGCTTCGCGACTTCATCCGGCGGGCCTGCGCCCCATGCCCACGAAGAGCCGCCGCCAATAAATACGATGGCGCAATATCGCTTGTCATCTAGTTGCGTTTGCTTAGCCAATGCCCCGGCCTTCGCTGATTTGCGAGTTACCATTTCGTCTAGTCCCTAAGTTATTAAAGAGCGCCGGCTAATCGATCACCGGAACCCATATTTTATCAAACGTGTTTTTTGTGATTCCGCGATTTCAACCATGCGTCAATGGTTTAGCGAAAACGCAACATTGATTTTTCAGGCGAATAAAAAAGCTTGACACGGCTTCCGCCGTTTTTGCGGTTACTCGCGAACGGCCGGCGGCTTGCGCGTTATGTCCACGTCGAACGGCACGAACACATCGGCGCGCGCATTGGCCCCCGGGCCGATGGCAACCGCGCATCCCGCGAGGACTAGCACGATAACCGCCACGGCCGCGAGGACACATGCGAGCGTGACAAGGGCCGCCGCGAATTCGGTGCGGTCGAGGTTCATAACCGCAGCAACCGTCGCACGAGGCGACGCACGCGCGCGCACACGGGACAGGGCGCGGGCGTGACGGGCTTCACGAGCCGGGCCCGATGGGTAGAGTCAGCGGCGCCGGGCTCGTGTGAATCTGCGCGATCAAGTCGGCCTGATTTTTTTCGACGCTGTAAAGGTATTCGCTCACGGCCACAAGCAAAAGGTTTAACTGCCCCTGATTGATGGGCACGAGTTCATGATTCACGTCCGGGAGTGTGAAGCCCGCCGGCAATCCGGGCGCCGCGTTGTGCACCACGATAGATAGTAGAAACGTCCCGTCTATGCGCCACGTGTGCCCGATGGCATCCAATGTCCCGGATATGCGTTGCGTGGCTGTCGCGCCGTCCACGCGCGCCAGCGCCTCCGTTTTCTGCGCCTCGGGCGATGGCGTCGTGTCCTTCGCCGGCAAGAGCCCCGATCCCGGCGGGATCGGGCCGCCGGGGGTGTCGGGCCCCGGTTGCACCGCGAGCCATGCGAGGTATTCGGCCCATTCGGGATCGCCCGGGTAGATGATTTGGCCCGAGGCTTCGAGGATCACGCCGCCCGGCGGGTGGAACCTGTAGGGTTGACTCACGGGGCTAGCCTTCCCATAGCATGCCGCCAGAGCCCGCCGGAACGCCCGTATAAGCCACGGTTAGGCGCATGGCGTCGATGGTTTCCGAAACGCTCGCGGCTTGCCCGTGGTTATAGCCGATGATGGACGCCACGAGGTTCCCCGCCTTGAGGGCCGCGAGCATGTTTGCATCCGTGCGCGTTGCCATCGTGACGTATGCGCCCGCGCCCGGGGCTAGCGATAAATCGCCGTTCCAAATCTCAATGTAAAACGTTTGCGGGCTATCCGCGAGATAGGCGGCTACGGGAAACGTGTACGCCGGGCCATTGTTCTTTAGAAAATAATCGACTTGGATGGACGATGGCGTAAGCCCGGCCCACGGGAACGCGCCGCCGGCCGCCGTGCGCCAGTCATTCCCGACGATGCTGTTTGAATCGTTTACGCCGTTCGCGATATTCATCGTCCCGTAATTGCCATCGTTCGGGGCGCGCATGGAAGTCGCGACAGCGCCGGTCCACGCGACAGGCGTGCGGCCCGCCTGTTCAACGGTATTCCATGCGAAGAGTTGAACGGTTGCCATTGCGCTTATACCGGCACGTTAGACGGGCCGCCTGCGGTCATGTTGAACACCGCGACATTGTTTGTATTGATGCACACGAAAGACAGCACATTAACGGTCGGCCCGAACGTCATACCCGGCTGCCAAAAAATATTAACGCCCGACGAATTATTTATCGTGATGGATTGGATAGCGTAGCAATAGAGGCGCTTGACTTCTCCAACCTGCGGGTTCGCGATCCCCGCGAGCGTATAAGCCGGGGTGGGATAGGGGTGCGTGCAATGCGTAGGCGTGGCGGCCCAATCCCAAGTTGAACCGTTCGCAATCGTGGGCGATGCGGCCGGGTAAAGCCGGGTGCATGCTTGAATGCTCGAATTGTTGTATTGCGAGCCGCCGGCAATGATAACTGGCCCAAGGTTGCCGCCCGTGATGTTGACCGCGTTTGCATTCTGCGTCGCCATCGTGCCGAGCCCGTGCACGGCCGTGCCCGTCAGCCCCGCATGCCCCGCGAGATTACTTCCGGCATACAAAGCGCAGATCAGCGCATTGAGCACGAGACACCACAAGCCGGCATCGCGCGAAACGGTCAGGAGTTTTATGTTTGTCGCCGTGTCCCACGTGAGGACGGTTGCGGTCGCGTCCATGTCGGCCCACGAGGCGCCGTTATCATTCGACCATTGCCATTTAATCGTGAGCGGAAGGTAAGTTATCGTCGCGTCATAGGTCACGGCCCACATACGAAACGCAATCACGCCCGTTGACCAAATTCGATATGTCGGCGCCGCGTTCGTCCCGCCGGAAATGCTGTACGCATAGCCCGGCATGTAGCCGCAAACCACGGCATCCCGCAACGCGCGCATGTTGGCAAGGTCACTCGCGGCATACACGTCCGGGGCTTGCGTCGCTCCGTTCGGCGCGTTCGGATCAAAGGGAACGTATGCGGGCGTTGCAAACGGATTGATGATTAGGCTATCCATGGATTAAACCCCTTGCCATGTCCACGCGAAATCGCGCGCGATTTGCACGGCTGACGAATTGAACATGTAAACATCAAACGAATTTGGTGTGACCGCGAGCCCGACGATTACGTTATCGTAGGATGCACTCGCGGCCGTGGTGCCCTTCGGCGTAATCGTGATCGATACGGCTTTCGAATATTTTTGCGCGAGGTTCACGCGGTAGGGGCCGCTCGCGACACTCGTTGCCGCGCCGCTTTCCTTGCGCGACTGAGAACCGATCTGGACGTTTATGACGCCTTCGACCATGATCGCATCGGTATTCGCCGCGCTCCAAATTTCGATCCGCACGAACCGCGCCGTTACCTTTACGGCGCGCCAGCCATTAACGGCGCCTTGCACGAGGGCGAACGTTTGCGAGTAATCCCACGTCGAGCCGTCAACGGAATTCGCGATGTAGACCACGGGCGCGCCGGCCGTGGCGGTCACGCCGCTAAGGTTCACGTTTACCGTTGCGTCCAGCGTGAGCCCGAAATCGTATTGATCTGTTAGCAGCTTGAATGCCGCCGTGCGCCCCCACGCATTGACCACGGGCGCATTGCGGCTCGATACTGGATTAGGCAACGCGGCATTCCAAAACGCCTGCCCCTTGGAAATCCAGCGTGGCAGCGCGCGCGTACCGCTTTCGTTCAACGCGAAATTTTGTTGGACGATGTTTGTCGATGTAGCTACTTGCGGGGTGAAGTTGTAATTTTGCAGGAACGCGCTGGCGTCGCTCGTGACTAGCAGACTCACGAAATACGGATTCACGCTATAGCGCCCGACGCTATCAATCGCTTTGATGGCGAATAGCGTTTGCCCCGGGGCGATCCCCTTGATGCGCGTGTAATTCGTGTCGGGCCGGTCGAGCGCGGTCATGCTGTCCCATGCCGCCGTGGTGGCACTCGTTGCGAGCCCGCGCCATTCGTAGCGCACCACATCGGGATCGGCCACGGGATGCCAGCGGAAAATACACTCGCCCCCGACTTCGGCCGCGAAGTCGATCACGATCACATCGCCCGGGGGCGTTTGCTTGCCCTGCATCGTGACGGACGCGGATACCCATCCGCTAGCGAAGCCGAGCGTATTGATTACGCGCACGTCTATGGTGTACGTGGCACCTTGCACGAGGGGCGGGCTTGAAAACTGCGGGAGCCGGGATGCGCTAATCGCCGGCTGTGTCATCACCGGGCTAGATAGGCGGATTTCGTACAGGTCGAAATACACATCCGGGCTCGCGGTCCACGAGGCTTCAAGCCGCGATTGCCAAATGAGCCCGCGCGCGATGCCATCGTTACCGATAACCGCGCTTTCGAAATTAAGGGATTCCTTTGCGGTTAGCCCCGTGATGGTCGCAACCGTGCGCGGGTTCGGTAGCGTCCCGCTGTTGGGCGGCGGCGGCGCAGCCGGGGTCGCGCTCGAATAAGCCGCCGCGTTGAACTCGCGGAAGTGTAGCGACCACCGGCCGTTGTCCGTTTCGCTCGCGCGCAAAACGCGCACTTGCTTGGTGTCCCAGCCGTGCGCGGAATCCGTGATGGTTACGATATCGCCGGGCACGATGGCGATTCCTTCGTCCATCACCGATATATCGCCCTCGATACTTTCCAGCGTGTAATGGTTCAACCGCTCGACAGCGAAGCGATAAGCCTGTGCATACTCGCGAATGCCCGGCATGGAAAGCGTTGTCTTTCGCCGCTCCCCCGTGCCCAGCCCCGGGACTTCCGCTGTCGCCTTGCGCGTGGTCCACGGGATAACGCTGCGGTCGGTCCATTCGACTTCTACCACGTTAGGCGCATCGCGCGCGCCGCGCTTCGTCAACACCATCGGCGCATCGCCGTCCGTGGTCGCATCCGTGTCCGCGTTGTAATCGGCCACGGGCGCCGATGCCACGTCAGGATAGATAAACCATTGTCCGTCGCGCTCGACTACCCACGCCGGCAAATAGCCGCGCAAAACTTCGACCCATTCGTTTACATCGCGCGCCTCGTTTAAGGTGAGCGTGAGGTAAGTCCGGCGCGTCGAGCCCATGGGCACATCCGCCCAATCGGCCGCCGCGTTGACGCTCGCGATATTCACCACGCGGCGCGCATAGGTTTGCATGAAGTGCGACAGGATCAGTGCCGGGTTATCCCAGCCGCGCGGCGGATTGTTATTGCGCGAGTCGGGAATTTTCAGCCCGACAACCGTTGCCGTCAGGTTCGGGAACGTTTTGATAACGCCGGCCGGGAACTTCGCGACAATGTAAGCCGTGTTCGCGAGCGTTTCCGCATAGCCCGGGATCGCGTCGGCTAGCCACGGGTCAACGCCCTGTGTTGCCGTGCCCGTGTAACTCGTGAACGAACAGCCGGCCGGCGGGTCCGCGTCGTTTAGCTGGATCGTCGCGATTAAATCGACTTCGCCTTCGCACAGCAGATAGGAAGCGATTAGCGCGGTCCCATCCGAGGACAGCCCCACCGTGTACGGCATGCCGGCCACGCGCTCCGGGCCGCCGTAGATGATGGGGATAACCGCGCCCTCGGCAATGCGCGGGACTTGCGTTACCTGCGGCTTGCTCGCTTGTTGCACGGTCCCGGTCGCCGCCGGGCGCATCTGCCCCGAGGGGTCCGCGACCGGGACCGCAATCGGTATCCAATTCGGAATGATCCTATCGTTTCCCATGGATCACGCGAGGGCTAACGTAATGTCGGTCGCGGACAGCCGATTGCCTTGGTCCTCCCACGAAATGGAAGAGTCGGTCCAAACGACTTGCAGCCATTGGCCCTTGCGCGGCCAGTAGAGGTTAAAGACTTCCGCCCGGTTTTCGATCAGGAAATTTTCTACCGCGTCGCGCTCGGTATCGGTGAGCCCCTTTAGGCTTACCTTGAATTCGCGCGTGGTCGCCTCATACAACCGGCGCACGCGGATGCGCCCGGCGCGCGAGCGCGACACCATCGCCGCATCAAGGGGATTTTCCCGACTCTCGATATTCACGCGCACGCGCGGAAAGTCAGCCATAGCCGCCGCTCCCGTCCCGAGTCAGAGTTATCCGGTCCGCGCCCCAAACAATCTGCGTCCCCTCGGGCGTGGCATGGAGGAAACCGTTTGCCGCATCCACGCGGCGGAATGGCGCCGTGTAGAAGATCGGCGCGCAGGCAATCGTGACCGCATCAATGCCAACGCGCGCATTCGTAATCGACCACGTGCCCAGCGGCACAATGTCGGCCGTGTCGAGCGCGCGCCGGTCGCAGCCCCAAACGGAAAGGGTCACGCCCGCAATATCGTTTGCGAGGACAAGCGCGCCGACTGCACTATCCAAGTTTCCAAGTTGCACGGAGAACCCGGCCGGCGCCGCGTCGCCTATGAACGCGAGCGATTGAATGCGCATATCCACGCCCTCGAAAATCCGGCCATCGGGTAGCCTCACGCTGCCAATGTCGGACCACCGCGCCGGGGTCGGATCAAACGACAATTCGACCAAGTGCCCGGGGGACGTGACCACGGCCGCCACGGCGGCTTGTGCGGGGCTTGTGAGCGTGCGCATGGGTTCCCCTAGCCTGCCGAGGTCACGATGCCTGCATCGCCTTGCAGGGCTATCACGACAGTGCGCGGGGCTAGCGCGGCTTCGAGTTGCTTTTCCGCCGCGTCTACGTTTTTGTCGGCCGCGTCCTCGCCCTTCGTGAAAATCGCGTCCATCTTCGATGCAATGGTGCTCATCATCGAATCCGAATCCTCCGTGACCACATCGCGCAGCCCGTTCATTTTGTCGGCTACGGCCGCGTCGAGCGCGTCCAGCCGTTCGAGGAAACCGGCCGAGAGTTTTTGCTTTTGATCGTCCGACAGTAAGCCCCACGCCGCATTAATGTCATCGTTGATTTTGCCGGCGAGTTCCTGAATTTTCGCGGGGTCCGTTTCGGTCGAAAGTTGATCCATCAACGCGGCGGATTGATTCTGCAAAAAGTTATATTTTTGTTCGTCGGTCATCGTGGACATGCGAATAGAATCCTCGGTCGCCGCGAACATCGTGTGCATCGCGTCGGCCGCCTTGTCGATGCTTTCGATCATCTGCACCGTGGCGGCTTGGAAGTCCGCGAGCGCGCCGGCCATGGCTGTGGTCGATTCCGCGCTGCCATCCCATGACGCGGTTAAATCGTGAAGCGCACCGATTTGGTTTTGGTACGCCATCATTTGATTGTTCTGCAAATCCTGTTGCGCCTTCGCCGCCGCGACTATCTTTGCCGGGTCGAAATCGAGCCCGCCTTTGATCGCGAGATACCCGGCCATGGATTGCGTGAGTTCATCAACGCCGCCCTTGAATGTCGAGAAAAAATCCGCCGCCTCGGGTGCGACGGTTTCAATCACGGCCTTTATGCGGTCCTTGATAATCTCGCCCAGCCCCGACACGTCCGTGTGTTCCATGCCGAATTCGTATTGCTTCGACAGGTCCGCGAGGCGCGCTTTCAATTTGTCCACATCGGCCGCCGGTAGGCTCGCGGCAATCGAGTCATCAAAGGTTTTCATGCTTGCCATGAAAGCCTTTAACTGTTCGCCCATATCCGAATCGCTAAACCATTTCGTATCGGATATCCCGAACGTGCCCAGCTTCGACGTGTAGGAATATTGCGTCGGGCCCTTCGCGCCGGCCATCGCGCCGAATGTGCCTTTACGCATCGCGTCCGGGTCCGGGTCCGTGGCAATGCCGGCAATGGTCCCGATGCCCCAGCCCGCGAGCGCGCCCAACGGGCCGAAGGCACTCCCGAGGGCCGCACCCGTGGCGCCGTAGCTCGCGGCATTCTGTTGCCCGCGTGCGCCTGCGCCGTACAAGCGCGCGGCGCCATAGCCCGCGAGCCCGCCGGCTACGCCATAGCCGGCGGTTGCCAACATGCCGTAGCCCGAGCCCGCCGCCGCGCCGCCGGCAAATTGGCTCGTGTCGCTCATGTACGCCGGATAGCCGCCTGCGGAATTCATGAGCCCGAACCCGCCTTGCACGAGCCCGCCGCCGCCGCCGAACCCGCCGCCGCCGAAACTACCCCACAAGCCCGAGCCGCCCGGCGCCGCGAGGGCACTTGCGCCCATCTGCCCGAGCCCGCCCGGCGCCATCGCCACGAGGTTTAACAGGAGCGGTTTCGCGAGTTGCTTATAGATGAAGTCCATCAGCATTTTTTTGAAGTCGGCCGCCATGCCCGACAACATTTTTTTCCAGCCGCCGGCCGTGCTGTCAAACAAATTCGTGAATGCGTTTTCCCCGAGCGATTCAATGCCCTTGAACAAGTCGCCGTATAGGCTTTCGACTTCCGCGTTATAGCGTTTGACGGCCTCGGCCGCGCCCGCGTAATTCGCGATCCGTTGCTTATGCGCCTCGCCTTCGGCCGTGATGATATCGGCCTGCCGCTGCAATTCTTCGAGCCCGACCGAGCGATCCAGCGCCGCGATTTTTTGCTTTACTTCCAAATCGATTTTGCGGTTTGCGGTTAGCCGCTCCTGTTCTTGCGTCGTTTTGCCCATGATGGATAAGGCAAACTCCGCTTCTGCATCCGCGTCCTCCCATGCGTTCAACGTTTCATCGATTATTTTTTGGTTGGCGTCGCTGGACTTGTTATATTCATCCTGTTTTTTGCGCAGGTATTCGAGCCATAGGGCCTCGTTTTTCAAAGCTTCTTTCCGCCTGTCGGCGGTAATCATTTGCTCCAACGCGATCACCAAATCTTTTTTGCGCGCGTCGGTTAATTGCAGCGTGCCGCTTTGAATGTCGGCCATTATTTTTAGGGCCATCTTTCCGCCCTCGGTCAACTTCTGGCCCGATGCGTTTTCGACTTCATCAACGGCCGTTTTTTCGCTGATTGTTTTAATAAGCCGCTGATAATTTTCTTCCAGCTTTTTTGATTGATCGGTTTGCTTTTGCCAGCCGGCGCCGAGCCCGTCCGTCGCCCCGACTTGCTTTTTGACTTCGCCCGTGACGTTCGCGAGCGGGTCCACGAGCGCGGTTATGCGCGTCCTATACTGATTCGCTTGGTCGCTCGCGCTAGATACGCTGCCGGTTAGCGCATCCCATGCGCCCTTAATGTCCCCGATGTTCGCGAGGTAAAGGGCCTTCGCGAAGCCGGCAACAATAGTCCCCGCCGCCGTGAGCCCCGTTACCATCGCATCCACGACGATGATTACGCCCTTTATGCCGTTGACCAAAAACGTGAGGACACCATTCAACGCGCTGCCGCTCTTCGCCGCGTCGTTAAACGTTTTGACTAGCTCCGTGAGGTACGGGACGAATTGCTGCGCGATCATGGTTGCCATGGTCGCGCTTCGCTCGTGCGCTATCGATTGCTGCGCGACAAATTTTTCGTATTGCTCCGCGAGGACTTGCACCGCGTCGCCGTGTTCCTTCGTGCGCGTTTTCGCCTCTCCGCTCGCGCTGTTCATCGCGTTGAACACAGGGATAAGGTCGGCGCCGGCCTTGCCGAAAATCTTTACGGCCGCTTGCGTTTTGTTGGCGCCGTCCTCCATTTTTCCGAACGCCGCTACAACGTCCGCGAACACTTGATCGGCGGTTTTGCCCATCACGTTCACGCCCAAATCCTTGAACGCCGCCGCCTGTTCGCTCGTGGAGTCCTGCGCGGCAATCATCGCCACGTCAAGCTTTACAACCGACTTCGAAACCGCGTCCACCGAAGTCCCGGACACTTTCGCGTAGGTGTCCAATTGCGTGAGCGTGCTAATGGTGAGCCCGGTTTTTTGCGACAGGGTATTCATGGCGTCGGCCGCTTCCGTGGCGCCCTTGATCCAATCGTAAATTTCATGCGCGCCGAATGCGGCGGCCATGCCGGCCGCCATGTGCTTTAGCGAGTCCTCAACTTTTTTATTCAGATCATTAAAACTTTTCGCCATCGCCTCCGCTGATTTTTTCGCTTCGGCTTCGGCCTTGTTTAGCCCTGCAATCCAATTGACGGTTTCGAGTAACAGGTCAACCGAGAGGGCGCCGAGGGTTCCGCTAGCCATGGTGTGCCTTCCGAGTGAGAACCCGCGCCGGGCGCGTGCTATGGAAAATCGTGTCCAGATAGGCGCGCACTTCCGCGCCCGGGTCGCCCTCGCGCTCGCGCCGCCGCTCGACTTGCCGGGCTACGATGGGCATGAAGTCCAGCGGCTTAGCCCGCGAGCCCTTCGCGCCCAACATGCGCACGATCACGGTCGCGAGTAGCCCCGCCCGCAAGTCCGCGCGGAAATCGCCCCATGGCTCGACGGTATAAAAGTCAATCCACGAGTGAAATTCGGTTAGCGGCATTTGTTCAATTTCCCCCAACGTGCGGCCCAGCGCGAGCGCGAGGCGATGCCGGAAAAGCGTGTCCGGGGCTAAGCCTTTTTTTCTACGTCAACCGCTTTCGGGGCGTTGACTTGGTTGCCAAGTTCCAGCAACCGCGCCGCCACCGTCACGGGGATAGCCTTTAGGGCTTTCACGTCCTCCCCGTTATTCAGGTCGAAAACCCGCGCGCCTTTTTCGTCCCCGAGGAAACGCGCGAGTAGCCGCACCGTGTTTGATTGCTTCGCGTCGGCCGCCGACACGTTCTGCAATTCGTCGGCTTCGCCCAACGTCATGCGCCGAATAAATACAGGCTCTTCGAAGCCGTCGATATTCTCGAATCGCTCGGGCGTGCTCGACGCCTTCGCGAGTTGTTCACGGATTCCCATTGCCGATGCCTTTAGCGTTGTGATGATGCGTTGACGGGATGATTCGCCCTTGGTCGCGGGCGGCGCGTGATGCGGTTGCGCCGCCCGCGTGTGTTGCGTTAGTTCAATTCGTAAATCTTCGGCGCGCCCGTGATGCGCAGGGACACAGAACCCGTTACGGCTTGGTCCACGCCGCCGGCAATCGTGAATTGCCGAACGAACGCATCGAAAATCCAGACGTATTGCTTGCCGTCCTGCCCGGGCGGAAGTGTGAGCGTGAACGTGCGACGCGCGCCCTTGCCCTTCGCGGTCATGCATTCCATTTGGAAAGGATCGTTCGGGACGTAATTCACGTCGAAGGAAAGATTGCCGAAGTCCTGCAAGCCGATCAGATACTCGCGGGCTTCGCTGCACAGGGTCGTGATATCGACTTCGGCCGCCTGCCCGTCGAAGCCGCTAAACGTTTTGATTTCGCAGCCTTCAACAAACACGAGTTGCTGCGCGGTGCCGGCGGTGCCGGGTGTGGCATAGCCGCTGGAATCAATGTCAACCGTGAACGAAACGCCGGCCGATACGGCGGTCACGGCGCCGGCCTGCCCGTCGATTTCCGGCATGCCGGTCACGCTGATAAAGCGCACCACATCACCGATTGCCGGGTCCGCGAGAACGCTGGACGCTACGGCTTCGGTCGCCTTGGTGACTGCGGTTATGTCAGCGATGGCGACGCCTGTGCCGTCATCGATGGCGATCCGCGAGCCCTGCGCGTTGATAGCCTTACTCTTGAATGACATGCCCGCTACTCCTGCTAGATGCGATTGCGGTTGCTGCTAATGCTTGTGCCTGCTATGCCGCGCCCTCTTGTTCCGCGATGGAATAAGTCAAAATGCGGCGGTACAACTTCGGTTCCATTTCGAACGCTTCAAACTCGCTCACGAGTAACGCCGCGAGGGGAAACGAGTCCTGCATTGCGGAAACGACTTGCTCCCGCAACGTGCGAACGCCCGCGTATTCCTGCGCGTAAATGTCCACTTGGACTTGTGAGCGCACTAAGCCCGAGGCGCCGCACGTGGACGCCTCGGGGATAGCCGATACGGTCGCGTAGCGGATGCACGGAAAGTGCGCCTCCTGCGGTACCGTCACGGGATGCACGGCGCCTTGCACGAGGGGCCCGAGGGTCGAGAAAATGAATTCCT